AACTCTACCGGGGGTTCAAATCCCCCTCTCTCCGCCACTATTCAACTAGTTATGTTAAACGTTGTCTGTGATTCGGCTCAACTTGAGAAAATTTTGAGAGAAAAAAACTAGCTAATATCATCCCTTAACATTATCTTGATTGAGTCGTCGTAAACGGAACTACTGGACTTGAGCATGAATTCATCTAGCGCATTTGCTACGCCTGTTGTTGCCAACAATAGTCAACAAGTATTATCTGATTTGATTACTGCGCTTGAGCAGACCAATCTATATTCATTTATTTCTCAGATAGCAACTGTGTATGGATTTCCACCTGTTAAAGGTGGAATGGATGCGGTTTTGAAGGCAATCGAGGCATCTATACAGAATCCAACAGCTGCATTTCCTAATGCTACATTAAATTCACTTGAGAAAATGATCGATAGAATAATAATTTCTGGTAGTAACTATTATTCTATTGACGAAACACAAGACCCAAATTTCCAAAGTGTGATCCAACATGTTTTTAGTACAAGTGTAACTGATTCAAGGTATGAAAATTCTTATCCAAGAAAGTTATATGATGGGAATTCACTTGGGAACAATGTCAAAGGTCTTTATCTGACTAAATTAATTGATACTGGCGATGGCTTTGCTTTTATTTTCTCATATGTTTATAGTGTTAAGATTAAGGGAAGTCGCGGTTTAGGACTATCGTATACCCCACAGCAACAATTTATAACAGTATTTGTTCCCCATAATAAAAATAGGATCGAGTATCGTCTTCCAAAAAATTTAGGGAAACGGGAGACAGCAAAAGCGCTTGCATCGGTGCGTAATAAATTTTTTGATATGCTCATCAGTACTAATAATACTATTCATTTCAAACAATTGAATTTTTATAATGTGATCAATAGCATTATTACTGATAGATCGTTCGGGAAAGCAGTTCAGATAATTTATGTTGGTTCTAATACAGGTTGTGATGCTAATGTCATTGGCCGCAAAGATCCGACATATGAAGCTCGAGATGTCGAGATTACTAATAAGAAAAGAAATGATATTTATACACCACGTGCTGTAGCCGTAAGATTTTACAGAAATAATGGTGACTTTACAGAATTGGGTCTAGATCCAAATAAGAAATCTTGGTTGGATGATAATTTTTGTGGCGAATTTTATGTTGATTTTCCTGAAGATACAATCTCATTAAATGGTTTAATTGAAAATGTCATCTCACGAAAATGATAGAATCAAGGTCATAATGATGCTTTTGTCTGAACAAAGGATATTATTGGATGAAATGAAAGATATCTTTCCTGAAGAAGATATCTTTCTATTCAATAATGTTTTGGATTTCATTCAAAATAATTATGATAAAAATTATTACCCGATTAATGTATTAAGGCAAGCGGCAGGCTGTGAATCGGACTCGGATTTGCTAAAGTTAGTCCGTTATTTTTGTGGTGCACATTCTAAATTATTTAATATAACTTATTGCTATTATGATTTTGATGGTGAAGAAATCCCTATTTCAGCAGAATGCTACTATAATGCTCTGATTAGTGATATTTCTCCGATCAGTTTATTGTCTGGGCGCGAAATAGATGATTTCGATGTTAATAACATTTCTTTTTACTGTATATTAAATGTCAAATAATTTTCTTCAAAATATAACACCTGCCGAATTAGCCGCGCTGGTAAACTTGAAGCCATTCGATGAGGATGTGTTTGTACAAAGTCTATATGCCGATATAAATAATGCAATTAAGCATATTGAGAAGACTGCGGATAAATATTATTCAGATGATGAAGATAAGATCACTAATTTACTGGTTTTATTTCTCAAAGGTGTTGGGTACAACGCATCTGAACAAACAAAATCTAATGGTTCCGTCGATATTACAGTTCAGGATCGTGATCAGAGCTTTACTTGGCTCGCTGAAGCAAAAAGAGGGAATTCGTATAATGGTGTCTTTGAAGGCATGTTACAGTTAGTAACAAGATATATTTCTGATGAGAAACATGCAGGTTTCTTTATTTACCATCAGAAACTTGATTCATTAAGTTACTTTAAAAATTGGTTCAGCTACCTTAGCTCTGGTGATTTTGAAAAATATAAGGCTATTTCTGATAGGCTTGATGAGTGCCGATATCATTTTAAAAAGAGCCCCATAGCAAATGCGTTTACCGGTGATGAATGTTATTTTGACTACAATATAGTTTCAAAAAAGGGAAAAGAAGTAAAGGTTAGAAATTTTATTTTAAGTTTGCACTATAACCCTGCTGATAAAAGTGGACGAGAGAATAAATCCTTGAAGGTCGGACAAGCGAAAATTTATGTCAATGAAGTGTGTGACAAGTGGTTTCGTGAGCAAGAACCTCCTGAAGATATTGATAAATTCATGAATTCACTACAATTAGTATTCCCTGAACTATTTGAATAAGTGCGCTAACGCGCACTTAGAGTCTAATTTTTATTTAATGTTGGTGTGATGCGTATTTTTCTATCATAAACCATGACTTGTGATTCAGTTTTGTGCCCACTAAATAGCTGCTTTTCTTTTGATGATCCTTCATAGTCAGAAATTCCTTTAGCTTTCAGATCATGAAATGTACAATCCAGAGGTCTTCCAAGATAGTTGGCTGCCGCTGTTCTTGCTTTTCGCCATGCCTCATTAAACCCCTTGTAAGAGTAACGCTCTCCATACATGGTTTTAATTACTGACCCTGTTTCCCCCCACGATCTGCAAATATCAACTGCCGCGCGCAGGCGATCAGTCCACGCCTTGATCTGCTTAACTCCCGTCTTGCCCTGCTGAATAAAAATTCCTTTATCCATTATCTGCGGCCAGTCCATTTTCAAGACATCGGATACCCTCGCTGCACATAAATAAGCTATTTCCATTGCGGCTTTAACTGGCTCACTGGCGTGTTCATAAATCGCCATGTATTCCTCATCTGTGATGTAGCGATCACGCTTTGGTTTAGGGAATTTATCTACTCCAACGCAAGGATTTCCAGGAACATATCCTCGTTGGTATCCCCAACGAAATACCCGAGACATTGAACTGTGCTCATGGTTAGCTTGGACACGACTTTTCTTTCCTCTGGCATCCATATACCGCCTTACATGTTCTGGTCTAATAGTCTTTGCTTCCGCTTCGCCAAAAACAGCAAGGAGATATTTTTCGTGGGCTAGATAATCCTTTTGAGTTCGTGGTGCCAAATCTGCATAATCGGCACTATTGAGAAATTTCTTCCAAAGCTGGGCAAAAGTTATTCGTCTTTTTCTCCCCTCTACAATTTTTTCAAAAGCAACCCAGACATCTGCTTTTGTTGCATTGGCTGATGCAATTTTTTCTGTTGTTCCCCCTGGTTTCCAGTAGTAGCCAGAAGGGCGGAAATATACCCCCTTCGGCATCCATTCATTACCAGGTGCTCGTTTTCGACCCATAATTTCACTCTATAGCATCAAAGTTCATACCCGGAGTGGGCGAGAAACCTGCTGGTGGAGCCAAACGATGAATGGGATGATTTATATGAAACCAGGTCGTTTTTACAGAACCGTCCCTGCGTTCAATAAAAAAAATGCCATTCTGCGTTAAGACTTCTTTCTGTAGTGACTTTTGGGAAGACCCTGTCGCCTCTATCAGTTCTTCATCAGTCAGGAAGCGGTTGCTCATGAGTCTTTTCTCCACTTAGCCCGCTGCACACGGGCAGTAATATCAAATTTCAGTCCTGATAATTAATTTTGTTCTCTGGTTGCTACCTGTTTAATTGGCCTGATGCTGTCCAGGAGCAGTCGGCGGCGCGTATTTTCTGCAAAGTGGCGGCGTCCGGTTTCTTTGTGGTAAAACTCGTTTTTTCCGACGACCCACATCCGCTTTGTCAGGTGCAGTTTTTTTACCTGCGGACCGTTTCGGGTAATAACAATTCCTGTATGAGTTTTTATCACGCTCATTTCTTAGTCTCCGGTGCTTTCGGCATTACTGCCCAGTGAGTGATATTGACGTTTTCAAGGTCCCCGACCTGAAATGTCCACTGCCATTCTCCAGTTTCTTTTTGCCCCCATGTGTACCAGAGAGAACGCCAGCCAATCAGCCAGCCTTCTCCATTAGCATCAAATAACAGAACACTTTCATTTGCTGGCGGTAGTTCAGCTGACACTGGTATTACTTTGTTTTCCAGTGCTGCACATTTAGCTTCAAGCGTATCGAATTTACGTACCAGGTATTCAGCATCCGTTTCATTCACTTTCAGATCTCGCGGTACACATTTCCCGCGAAGAAACCCTTCCATTTCGAAAAGATTCATGCGCATTTGCGTAACTCCGATAACTCGTTGAAGCGTTCTATAAACATCCCATAGGCATGGCCTGGCGACAGTGGAATAACTTTGAACATCTCTGTTGCCGGGATACCTTCCAGTACAGGCCAGAAAGAGCCATCATCAAGCCCGAGATCGCGGCGTTCGGTTGCCAGCATGATGAGATCGGCATATTTCACAGGCGTGCTCATAACCGTGGGTAACCCGTATTTCTCACGGATTACGGCGTCTATTTTTTCTTCCATCCGTTTATAGTCAGGAAGAAGGCGTTTCAGCGGCGCGGGGATGTCCTGGCAATACGCTTCTGTTGCATCATGCATTAACGCTTCAAAAGCAAATTCCTGCGGCACCAGCTGGCTGCAAAGCACCGCATGTTGGGCGACACTGTAGAAGTGTGAAAGATGACCGGCAAAGCGACAGATATTTGAAAGGGAAACCGCGATATCGTTAATCACGATGTCGTCTTTATTTATCCTGTCATAATAAAAATGCTTCCCGGAAAAAGTTTTAATAAATGACATTTTGTTCTCCGCGTATATGTGCTGCACCACGCTGAATTCTGGTAAAAGGAAGCCCTCACCATCCGGCGATTATTGAGTCAATTACGTTTCCATAAATGCCCCCGCAGGGGCATTTGCAGTAATGAAATCAGGCGGTGAAAGTACCAATAAAGGTTTCTACTTTGCTGTCTTTGAATTTCTCAACAAGCAGATCACGAAATTCGTTAGCCATTTCTTCCTGCACCGCCTCCAGCTGAATAATGCGCAGAACCAGTACAGGACGATCGCCAGTGATAATGCTGAGGCGTAATTTAAATGGACGTTCTTTCAGACCTTCAAACGGAACGCATTTAAATTCAAATGCCACTGGCATAATATCTTTGGTTTTCGCTTCGACAGACTCCATCAGGGAGCGTTTGCCGCTGAAGTCATTATCTTCAAAATCAGCGGTCTGGTTTGCTTCAATCGTGATTTTACGGACAGCCGCAGCCGCTTTTGTTGCCTGAATAGCGTCACCATTAGCATCAAAGCCCACAAGGTAGTCGGCCCAGTCTTCAATCCATTCTGCCAGTGACTTCTGGGAATGACGCTCGCCATTAACAGACAACAGAGCAGAGAACGGTGCTGTCTTTTTCAGTTTGAGAGTGGCGGTGTTATCTGCGTGACCTGGTTCATCAATAGTACCCAGGTTAAGCACACTGACGGCTCGCATATTATCGGCATCGATAAAGCAGCGGGTGCCTTCATCTGCAAGATCTTTAGAATAACGGGTAAAGTCATCGATGCTGGCAGTGGAAAGCGCACCACGGAAACGGAAGCGATTTAAATTAAATTTTTCCAGATCATGAATGCGGAAATTCTCAGGCAATGCCACAGCATCGGCACCAATCTTACTGATAATTTCATTAACACCCTGAGCAGAAATAAGAGCATGGATTTGATTAATTGCGGTTGCGTCTAAGTTCTGAGACATAATAAGTCCTCACTATATAAAGATATTCAGTGATGAGATAAATAATCAGTTAATTAAGAACGATATTAATGACCTGCTGCGCGAAGTTTTCCGTCAGGTTCACCGGCAAGAGTCAGTAATTGTCCCTGGTCTTCCTGCAGAATAGTCAGGCGACCACCGCGATTGACATACATCGGCGTTTCGGTGGTGTCTTCTTCAGAAATTTTCCCGCGGTTAGTCGGGCGAACATATGAGAGTTTGTGTTTGATTTTCACACGGTTCTCATCAAACGGTTCGATTTCCAGGTTGAGCGAGACCTTACCTTTGGTTTTCGTGTTCATCACACCGGAAGCGACTTCACTGAGAACAGCGCCGATTTTGGTTTCAAATACGCCGCCGTCCAGCTCCCCGATAAATGCCTGCACATCAGTACTGCGTTCGCTAGCCATTTTGCTGCTCCTCATCATATCGACCCTGCAAGGTCGGTTGGTTTCTCCACAAAACAGAGAAGAACACCTGCGGTGACTGCCGCCCGGATGGATTGGGTTATGAGCCCGTCGTCCGGTGATGCTCTTCTCTGTTTTGTAAAAAGAGCGGTACCAGCCGGAAGCAAGGGTACAAACTGGTACCGCCAAAGCAGTGGCTGTTGTGGTGGGGTTGTCACTCAGGCGTATGGTCAACCTGACAATCCGGTGTCCTCAACGGGGAAAGAGTAACCCCGCCATACTTACCGCCGCGCCATTTCGCGGATTACCACAACGCTGAGAGCACTTAGCCAGTTACGGCACCACACTTTGTCGCGGCTCCATAAATGCCCTCATCGTTGCACCCTGGTCTCTTCCCAGGCGTCAAACCGAATCGCCACGCTGGTTAGGCGTCTTATCAGCATCATCATTGACTTGCACATTCCGGCTACCTGGTTTGTTTGCCCGAGCAAGGAGTGGATTGTCCCCTTTAACGTCCCCAGACCGCTAACGACGCATGTGCCATACGCCGTGTTACAACCAAATTTTGTTAGTACCTTGTTTGTTTGTCTGGAAAGAAAGATAAAATGAAGTTGCGCATTATGCAAGTGTTTTTGTTGCGAGATATGCAATTTAAAGGGTAATGAAAAGCCACCTTTGGGTGGCTAATTGATGAGGAGGTAAGGGTTAATTGTGTCGCTTAAGGGTTTGTGACTGGCTGATTAAGACCTTTCCAAAGACCATAAACCGGTGTTCATTTTCGCTGGTAATTCCCCATTCACGGTAAATCTGGTTATCAGAAATCACCAGTAGTTTGTCAGGTATCATTTGCAGTCGTTTGACATAAATTTTATCATCAAAACCAAATACATAGATACCATCTCCATCAAACTGATTGATACTGACATCAACGAAGATGAGATCTCCTGGCTCAATGGTTGGACACATACTGTCCCCACGAACGTTGATAACTTTAATGTGATTGGCTGGCCGTCCGCCAAACATCGATACAGCATTATCAGTTCTGTATTCAATGGCATGAATCACATCAATGACATCACCGCCCTGGATAAGGCCATTTCCCGCACTGGCACTGACATCCAGCATTTCAATACGGAATACATCCTTCACCTGCGCAACATCCTCACTAATACTGTTTTTACATACAGTATTACTTTTGACGTCTGAGGTAAAGAGATCAGCAATATCAACACCTAAGCTCCTGGCAATATTACTCAGGGCTTGTTCAGTGAATTGTTTCTGCTTACCTGTTTCCAGGCGTGAGATATTCGCCGCATCCACTCCTATTGCTTCAGCGAGATCGGCGATTTTCATGTTCTTCGCCTGGCGAAGTTGTCTGACTCGGTTTCCTATGTTCATGCGTTTATTACATTTCTTTATTGCGCGTTAAGCAAATCAACTTGCGCAAAATATTTGCGTGAAATAATATGCTCATCACGCAATATGTGGAGGTCATATGCAATCACCATTACGGAATGTGCGTAAGGCGCACGGATTTACTTTGCAGCATGTTGCTGCTGGCGTTCAGGTCAATCCAGCGACGCTGAGTCGTATTGAAAGACTGGAACAAATTCCATCTATCGATCTTGCAGAACGTCTGGCCAATTTTTTTAAGGGTGAAATCAGCGAAATGCAGATTCTTTATCCGGCACGTTTTCAATCTAGCCAAAACCAGAATGGGTTTAAACCACAGGAACAGGAGGTAAGCCGTGGGTAATCATCACTGGAAAGTGGAAAAACAGCCTGAGTGGTACGTGAAAGCTGTCAGAAAAACTATCGCGGCGTTGCCGGGGGGTTACGCTGAAGCGGCTGACTGGCTCGATGTAACAGAAAACGCTTTATTCAACCGCCTTCGTGCCGATGGCGATCAGATTTTCCCGCTGGGATGGGCAATGATTTTACAACGTGCTGGTGGCACTCACTTCATTGCCGACGCTGTGGCGCAGTCTGCAAATGGCGTCTTTGTGTCTCTTCCTGACGTCGAGGATGTGGACAATGCCGATATTAACCAGCGTTTGCTGGAAGTCATTGAACAGATCGGCAGTTATTCAAAACAGATTCGTTCGGCAATCGAAGACGGTGTAGTGGAACCGCATGAGAAGATAGCAATTAACGACGAGCTGTACCTCTCAATTTCGAAGCTGCAGGAGCATGCAGCACTTGTCTACAAAATTTTTTGCGTTTCAGAAAGTAATGACGCCCGCGAGTGTGCAGCTCCGGGCGTCGTGGCGTCGATTGCTTCTGGTTGTGGAGAAACTAACGCATGAACAGTTTAACAACACACTACCGTCGCTCGCAACTGATTGCGCTTCCTGTACCGGGTGGAAAAGCGAAGGTGGAGTATTGCTATGCAGTAAATGTACCAGGTGACAGGGAAATTGTAACCCACAGCTTTGCTGAGTGGGCTGTGGGGGATTTCAACCGGCAGAAGGAGACAGTCCTTTGCGACAAGTTAACCGCTGGTTCAAAGATCACTACGGAGTGCCCGTCAGAGTCATTCGTTGGGAGCCGGAAACACAACGGGTTATCTACCTCCGTGAAGGCTATGAGCATGAGTGCTTCAGTCCGCTCGAACAGTTTCGTCGTAAATTCAGGGAAATAGAGGTCGGTCATGAGCACTAAATTAACCGGCTATGTATGGGATGGTTGCGCTGCGTCAGGCATGAAATTATCCAGCGTGGCAATTATGGCCCGCCTGGCTGATTTCAGTAATGACGAAGGTGTGTGCTGGCCATCAATTGAAACTATTGCCCGTCAGATTGGCGCGGGGATGAGTACCGTCAGAACGGCTATCGCACGGCTGGAAGCAGAAGGCTGGTTAACGCGTAAGGCGCGTCGCCAGGGTAACCGCAATGCGTCGAATGTTTATCAGCTTAACGTTGCGAAGCTTCAGGCAGCGGCATTTTCTCAACTGTCAGATTCTGACCCGTCAAAATCTGACGCATCAAAATCTGACACGTCAAAATTTGATGCGTCGAAATCTGGCAAAAAAGCGGGTTTTCACCCGTCAGAATCTGGCGGGGATCCGTCAGTAAAATCAAAACATGATCCGTCAGATAAAAAACCTTCTCGTCCGGACGCTTCGCAACCGGACACGCAGACGGCTGAACAGGATTTTTTAACTCGCCATCCTGATGCGGTTGTATTCAGCCCTAAAAAGCGCCAGTGGGGAACGCAGGATGATTTGACCTGCGCACAGTGGCTCTGGAAAAAAATCATTGCCCTGTACGAGCAGGCCGCCGAATGTGACGGCGAGGTGGTTCGTCCCAAAGAACCGAACTGGACAGCATGGGCAAACGAAATTCGCCTGATGTGTGTGCAGGATGGTCGTACTCACAAACAAATCTGCGAGATGTACAGCCGCGTCAGCCGCGATCCGTTCTGGTGCCGTAACGTGCTCAGCCCGTCGAAGTTGCGGGAAAAATGGGATGAGCTTTCCCTGCGCTTATCGCCGTCCGTCAGCACGCACACAGAAAAACGTGAAGACCCGTACTTCAAAGCCAGTTACGACAACGTGGACTACAGCCAGATCCCGGCAGGATTCAGGGGGTGATCATGAGTCTTTTGAATGACGTTCAGAAATTCATTGAAGCCCATCCGGGCTGTACTTCCGGAGACATTGCGGATGCTTTTGCAGGTTACTCACGGCAGCGCGTTCTGCAGTCAGCAAGCAAGTTACGTCAGAGTGGGCGTGTGGCTCACCGTTGTGAAGGAGATACACGCAGACATTTCCCGCGCCTGACTGAGAGAGCGCAGGAGCCGGAACCACAACCTGTTCGTGAAACCAGACCTGTGCGCAATTTCTATGTCGGCACTAACGATCCCCGGGTGATTTTGTGCCTGACCCGCCAGGCGGAAGAACTGGAGTCCAGGGGCTTATACCGTCGTGCTGCAACGGTGTGGATGGCGGCATTCCGTGAAAGCCACTCCCAGCTAGAACGAAACAATTTTCTGGCGCGTCGTGAACGGTGTTTACGGAAAAGCAGTAAGCGGGCTGCATCAGGTGAAGAGTGGTATCTCTCAGGGAATTACGTGGGGGCTTAATGAGTAATAAATATTGCCAGGCGCTGGTGGAACTGCGGAACAAACCAGCCCATGAACTGAAGGAAGTGGGCGATCAGTGGCGCACGCCGGACAACATTTTCTGGGGAATTAACACCCTGTTTGGCCCGTTTGTTCTGGATCTGTTCACTGACGGTGATAACGCCAAATGTGCTGCGTATTACACGGCGGAAGACAACGCGCTGGCGCATGACTGGTCAGAACGCCTTGCGGAGCTTAAAGGTGCTGCCTTTGGTAATCCCCCATACAGCCGCGCCAGTCAGCATGAGGGGCAATACATCACCGGCATGCGTTACATCATGAAACATGCCAGTGCCATGCGTGATAAGGGCGGGCGCTATGTTTTCCTGATCAAAGCTGCCACCAGCGAAGTGTGGTGGCCGGAAGATGCGGACCATATTGCTTTTATTCGCGGGCGTATTGGTTTTGAACTGCCTGCCTGGTTTATCCCGAAGGATGAGAAGCAGGTGTCGACAGGCGCTTTCTTCGCTGGTGCTATTGCTGTTTTCGACAAGACCTGGAAGGGACCGGCAATCAGCTACATCGGGCGCGATGAACTTGAGGCATGTGGTGAAGCCTTTCTGGTGCAGGTTCGCCAGCAGGCGGAAAAACTGGTCAGGGAGATGGCGGCATGACGACGTTAACTCAATGCCAGCAGCAGGTGCTGGATATGCTGATTTCTTACCAGAAAGAGCGTGGCTTTCCGCCAACCAATCAGGAGGTGGCAACCATGCTGGGATACCGTTCAGTGAATGCAGCGGTAGAGCATCTTCGTGCACTGGAGAAAAAAGGCGTCATCACGATAAAGCGTGGCGTGGCCCGGGGGACAACGCTTCATACCGCGGTGAAGGACGACGACAGCGAGGCGGTCGGGATTATCCGCGCACTGCTTGCCGGTGAGGAAAACGCCAGGCTGCGTGCAGCCCACTGGTTACATGAGAGAGGCCTGAAAGTATGAAGCTGATCTTGCCTTTCCCGCCCAGCGTGAACACGTACTGGCGACACCCCAACAAAGGGGCGTTTGCTGGTAAGAGTCTGATAAGCGCGGCGGGGCGAAAATTCCAGAGCGCGGCGTGCGCAGCAATAGTTGAGCAGTTACGTCGTCTGCCGAAACCAACGTCGGCACCTGCTTCAGTGGAGATCGTGTTGTTTCCTCCGGATAACCGGATCCGCGATCTGGACAACTATAACAAGGCGCTGTTTGACGCCCTGACCCACGCGGGGGTGTGGGAAGACGACAGTCAGGTGAAAAGAATGCTGGTGGAGTGGGGACCGGTTATCCCGGAAGGGAAGGTCGAGATCACTATCAGTAAGTACGAGAAAACGGCGGGTGCAGCTGCCTGATTAAGAGGAGAAACGAAGTATGAATAATCTGATGGTCATTGATGGTATTGAAGTTCGTTGTGATGCTTATGGGCGTTACAGCCTGAACGATCTGCATCGCGCAGCAGTAGCATCTGGTGCAAATGCCAGAACCAAGGAGCCAGGAAAGTTTCTTTCCAGCCAACAAACTGTTGAGCTTGTTCATGAATTAATCAACACCCAGAATTTGGGTGTTGACCCGGTGAGTGTGATTCATGGGGGAAATGAACGGGGAACGTATGTCTGTAAGGAACTGGTGTATGCCTATGCAATGTGGATCAGCCCGTCATTCCATCTGAAGGTGATCCGTACTTTCGATATGGTAACCAGCACACCGGAAAAATTATCCGGGCAGGCTGCTGACAAGATGCAGGCTGGCGTGATTCTGCTGGACTTTATGCGCCGGGAGTTAAACCTGTCTAACTCTTCAGTGCTTGGTGCCTGTCAGAAACTCCAGGAGGCTGTTGGCTTACCGAATCTGGCACCGCGCTATGCCATTGATGCTCCTGCTGACGCGCCTGATGGCTCAAGCCGCCCGACGCTGGCGCTGAGTGCACTGCTGAAGCAGTATGGTATCCGCCTGACGGCTAATCAGGCATATCACCAGATGGCGAAGCTGGGGATCGTTGAACAACGCGAACGATACAGCCGTACCGCAATTAACAACATTAAAAAATTCTGGTCGCTGACGGCGAAAGGCTGCATGTTCGGCAAGAACATCACCAGTCCTGCAAATCCGCGTGAGACGCAGCCGCATTTCTTCGAATCCCGATTCCCTGAGCTGTTAAAGCTGCTCGATACCGTTCATTGAGGTGACCGTGAGAGCGCTACTGACCCCTGAAATTGCCCCGCGTATGGGGATCGTATTGTTCAGACCCGGTTCAGAGCTGATGCCCCTGTTTATGCAGGGGCGTGTCCTGCTGGAGCCTGAGCCGGAACATTATTCATCTTTTTCCAGTGGTGCCGTTCCGGCGGCATTACAACCACTGGCGGATGATCCTGCCGTTCGGGCTGTGTTCCGCAATGAGGCGGTGATCCGTCGTGCTGGTGGCGTGGAATGTCTTGAAAGCTGGTTACTTCGTGAAAAAGGCTGCCAGTGGCCTCATTCCGACTGGCACAGCGAGAACATGACCACAATGCGACACGCTCCGGGCGCAATCCGTCTGTGCTGGCACTGCGATAACCAGCTGCGCGATCAGTTCACGGAACGGCTGGAATCAATGGCAACGGATAACTGTGCCCGCTGGGTGTTGTCTGTCGTGCGTCGGGATCTCGGTTTTGATGACAGTCACGTTGTGACAATGCCGGAACTGTGCTGGTGGCTGGTTCGTAATGACCTGGCGGATGCCTTACCGGAAAGTGCAGCCCGTAAGGCACTGAGATTACCGAAGCCTGTTGTGCCGTCTGTCACCCGGGAAAGTGATCTTGTTCCTTCGGTTCCTGCCACCAGCATCATCCAGGATAAAGCGAAAAAGGTGCTGGCGCTGAAAGTGGAGCCGGAGTCGCCGGAGTCTTTTATGTTACGCCCAAAACGTCGCCGCTGGGTTAATGAAAAGTACACGCGCTGGGTTAAGACGCAGCCGTGTGCATGTTGTGGAAAGCCCGCCGATGATCCCCACCACCTGATAGGCCACGGTCAGGGTGGAATGGGTACAAAAGCGCATGACCTTTTTGTGTTGCCTTTGTGCAGAAAGCATCACGACGAGCTGCATGCGGATACCGTGGCATTTGAAGAGAAGTATGGCTCCCAGCTGGAGCTGATATTTCGTTTTATCGATCGTGCGCTGGCGATTGGTGTGCTGGCCTGATTTTGTGGAGAAAGTTGATGCGTGATATTCAGATGGTTCTGGAGCGTTGGGGAGCATGGGCGGCGAGTGATAGTTCTGGAGTAGATTATTCGCCTATAGCTGCTGGGTTTAAAGGGCTTCTTCCCTATACAAGTAAAACACGTCAGGCTTGTTCAGATAGTGATGCATTAATTATTGAAGGTTGTCTTGCTCGTCTAAAGCAAAAAAGGCCGGACGAACATTCGCTGCTTGTTGCCCATTACCTATACGGTATCTCTAAAAGAAAGCTCGCCAAGGCTAGTAAAAAGGATGAGAAACTAATACGCATTGAGATACAGATGGCTGAGGGATTTATCGATGGTTGCCTTAGTATGCTCGATATACGTTTAGAATGTGAATAGATACAACAACGGCTCTTAGAGAGCCGTTGTTTTTAGAAACTGTTTTTTATGACTGAACCTGTGGTGCAACTTAAAAAGTTACTGTAGCCATTGACGCCATTGTTGCTTGTTTTTTGAGCAGTGGATGGAATGCTTGCTGGCTTAGGCGCAGCTGTAGTTGTATGCCTGTTAGTATAGACTACAAAGTTACCTGTAGATGATTTGTTATCCATGTCGAGCCCACCCCTCTGAGATAAGGTTATGATTTATGCCGAACTGACCTGGGACGCCTGGAACTTGCAAACGCTGTAACATCCCCTCAGTGCGGAATTGATATGAAAACGTGTCTGGAGCCTCTAAAATGCTTCTGACAGATACGTACGATGCCTGGTTAACTGTTCCTAAGATAGCATTTGGGTCAAAAGGTTCACCCAGATGCATCTCAGTTTTGAAATCTTCATAAATTTCTTTGATCAGACCGTAAAGGTGCTCATCTGGTTTTTCCACCGTAAGACCTAAATCGTTTACCGCTTCAATCCTATTTATAGTGTAGTCATGGCTACCAGAATCACTACAAAGGAAACTTACAATTTTCTCAATGCTTTCACTATCAGTGAGTTGGTGAGACAGTAGTTTTCTTGCGAGCATTTGAATCTGCGCTTTAGCTCGATAGACTTTTCCAAGTACCAAGGGATGAACCTTTTCACTTAATGCAAGGAGGATCTGTGCAAGTGAGGCATCATCTTTGATACTCAAATCATGCTTAACTACTTCAAGATAGCCATTGATTTCTTCAACACTGACTGGAAGTTGAAGTGGCTGCCCATTGATTATGGCCGAAGGGTTAAGTGGTGTATTCACACTTGGATCGATTGGCCCTAAGGTTGCCTGCTTGGTCATAACCAAGTTGTTCGCGCCAAGGCACATTATCGTCCCAGAACTATGGCATTTGGATGGGATTATGATTTCGAGTTCTTTACAAAACTGACGAAGCAGGTTTACAAGGCTCCATGCTGTTAAAGTGTCGCCGCCTCGCGTATAGAGCACGAGGCTAATTTTTTGAACATCACCTATCACATCAAGATGATTGACGAACAGATCGAATACATCAGCGCTGATTTGAGCTTCTTGGTTTGGTCTATCACCTGTTACATAGCATAATACTTTTGAATTGCGTGCTTGTTCCAGTTGCGCATACAGGGCTTTACGCTGCTCAAACATTCAGATGTCCTTATGTTAAGAATTTTCAAACCAAGAGGTAACATTCATTCAGAACTTACCACACAAGTGGTTAGATTCTATCGGCAAAAAAAGTCCAAAAATTAGCGCATTTACAAAACTCAAAGAGAGCAATGAGATTTTGCAAACGTACAGTGTGGATAACTTATGTGCAAAGTGGCGTTGATTTTACTCATTCGCTTCAAAAAAACCATAGTTTTCCTCACGCGGTCCGCATTTTATCGTGTAATCTGTTAAGAGTGGTTACTTCGCCACACAGCTTAAACCTGCCGTCGAGCGGGTTTTGTCATTTCTGGGCCTTGGTATTCGTTGGGCTTGGTCTATCTAGCACTTATCCATTGGCTCGGCTTCTTTTACGTTTCCGCTTCTGGTTTGCGGTTCGTGGTACTCCCTCAATTTGCACCTCCTGTATCGGCGAGGTGAGAGATAACTACAAATGCCTCATAACCCAAATACCTGGCTGGAGTTGGTCCAGAGCTGGTGGCGTGGAGACACACCGCTGGGCGCAGTGATTATGTCGATCGTTATGGCTGGCTTGCGCATTGCCTATTTTGGCGGTGGTGGTGGCTGGAAACGAAAAACGCTCGAGATTTTGCTCTGTGGTGCTCTGACGCTGACTTTTGCATCCGCTCTTGAGTATGTCGGATGGCCTAAATCTCTTTCTGTTGCCATTGGTGGCGGCGTTGGGCTGATCGGGGTCGATGCTATTCGTGGGGCTGCAATGAGAGTAATCGGTAATAAGTTTGGTGGCTCTAAGGAGTAATTTATGCAGGTACTAAATTCCCAGCGTAAAGCTTTCCTGGATATGGTGGCATGGTCAGAAGGGACGGATAACGGGCGACAACCGACACGTAACCACGGTTATGACGTTATTGTCGGTGGCGAACTCTTCACTGATTACTCCGATCACCCTCGCAAACTTGTCACGCTAAACCCGAAACTCAAATCAACAGCTGCAGGCCGTTATCAACTTCTTTCACGTTGGTGGGATGCTTACCGCAAGCAGCTTGGGCTGAAAGACTTCTCTCCCAGAAGCCAGGACTCAGTGGCATTACAGCAGATTAAAGAGCGTGGCGCTTTACCGATGATTGATCGCGGCAATATTCGTCAGGCAATCGACCGTTGCAGCAATATCTGGGCGTCTTTACCTGGTGCAGGTTACGGTCAGTATGAACATAAAATTGGCGACCTGATTTCCCGGTTTAAAGAGGCTGGTGGGGTGGTAAATGAAGCTGAGATATAAGCTGGTTATTGTTGCCTTCTTTGTTACCGTCATTGGTTCCTTCATCTGGTCTGCCGGGCATTACTACAGCAAATATCTGCACGAAAAGGAGCGTGCTGATGAGGCTATACGAAATGCTGAATCAGCAACTGCCATTACCCGTAACGTTCTGCAATCACTGCAAATCATCAATACAGTTATAGAGGCTAACCAGCATGCAAAACAGCAGATTGCACTGGAGTCACAGAGAACCCAGGAAGATATCAAAGTGGCTGTTGCGGATGATGATTGTGCTTCACGTCCTGTGCCTGCTGCCGCTGCTGACCGGTTGCGGAAGTACGCGGACAGTTTACGTGAACACTCCGGCGGTACCACTGCCAGCCAGCCTGACTTCTGAAACACCGATTCCAGTTGTACCTAGTCCACTGACATATGGTGCTAGCCTGGAACTGAATGTGAGTTTGTTATCTGCATTAGCGCAATGCAATAGAGATAAAAAGGATATTCTAAAAATAGGATATCAAAATGAATAAATATTTTCCGGAAAATGATTGTAACTGTGCTATAAATATAATTATCAAATAATATAAAGGTGAGTTATGGAAAGGTTTATAAAATCAATTGAATCTTCAATTGAAAGTGAGAATTGGTTAGCGGCATTGTTTATGGCTCTTGCTATGCCTGATATTTGCAGGAGCGTTGAACGTCCCAAAATAGGTAAGGGTGAAACAGGGAAATGGTATAAAGATTGGGTTTCTCGTTATCTTGAAAATAAATATACATCCGGTACACATGAACAGTGTCGATTTTATGCGGATGATTTTTGGCTGTATCGTTGTTCTTGTTTACATGCTGGACAGGATCCAGAGAACAGGAAAAGAATGATGCAGTTTAATTTTACACCACCACCTAGGCCAAATTGCCAAGTGCATTTAAATCACTTAAATGGCAAACTTCAGTTGCAAATAGATGTGTTTTGTCGAGATATGATTGAGGCAGTCAATCAATGGCGTACTGAGGTCGAGAATACGCCAGAAATTAAGGCTCGTATGGATTCTCTGATAAATATATCATTAGCATCTTTTGGAACATTCATTGTATTTGGTTAAATATTAATGAAGTGAATTTTACAGTGGGTACTAAAAGGTTCACTTCATTTAATGATTTCCCTAACACAAATTAGTTTTTAGAGAGGAAACTATTTAGGACATTAATAATGCCCCCTCGAACCCCAAAAGCCTGCCGTGTTCGCGGCTGCCGCTCTACAACCACAGACCCGTCAGGCTACTGCGAAAGCCACAAAAGCGAAGGCTGGAAGCAATACAAACCAGGACAATCCCGTCATCAGCGCGGCTACGGTTCGAAGTGGGACAGTATCCGCGCGCGTGTCCTGAAGCGTGACAAAGGCCTGTGTCAGTTATGTCTGCGCGCTGGTGTGGTGCGTGAGGCGAAAACTGTTGACCACATCATCCCTAAAGCGCATGGCGGCACTGATGCCGACTGTAATCTGCAGAGTCTGTGCTGGCCGTGTCATAAGACGAAGACGGCCCGTGAACGGCTTAAGTGATAATAATTCTCAACTGTCTGAGGGGAGGGGCGGGTCAAATCTCTGCGGCCTGACGTCTTCAGGACTGCCCGCCCCATCGTTTTTTTATACCCGCGAAAAATGAAATTTAACCAGGAGTGCCGCATATGGCTGGAACGGCGGGGCGTTCCGGGCGTCGCCCCAAGCCAACGGCGCGCAAGGCGCTGGCCGGAAACCCCGGCAAGCGAGCCCTGAACAAAGATGAACCTGTTTTTACGCCCATCAAAGGTGTTGAGCCACCGGAGTGGTTCGCTGAAGAAGATCTCCCTCTCGCCACGATCATGTGGCAACTGACAACCAAAGAACTCTGCGGTCAGGGCCTGCTGTGCGTGACTGACCTCGCGGTGCTTGAGCGGTGGTGCGTGGCCTATGAATTCTGGCGACGTGCTGTGAAAAATATTGCCATACAGGGCAACACCATCACCGGCGCAATGGGCGGCAGGGTCAAAAATCCGGAGCTGACAGCCAAAAAAGAACAGGAGTCCGAGATGAGCAGCACGGGGGCAATGCTCGGACTCGACCCCAGCAGCCGCCAGCGTCTGATTGGCCTGGCGGGGCAGAAGAAAGCCACTAACCCGTTTCTGAAAATTATCGAATCATGAGCCGGAAATCTTACCCCAACGTAAATGCTGCAAATCAGTATGCCCGGGATGTCGTGCGCGGAAAGATTGTTGCCTGCCAGTTTGTGATTCAGGCCTGCCAGCGCCATCTTGATGACCTGATGGCGGAAAAAAGTAAGTCGTTTCGTTACCGCTTCGACAAGGACCTGGCTGAACGGGCCGCCAAATTTATTCAGCTGTTACCGCATACTAAGGGGGAATGGGCATTCAAGCGGATGCCCATCACGCTGGAGCCGTGGCAGCTCTTTGTGATCTGCTGTGCGTTTGGCTGGGTCAATAAAGGTACCCGGCTGCGCCGCTTCCGTGAGGTGTATACCGAAATCCCCCGTAAGAACGGCAAATCGGCAATCTCTGCCGGTGTCGCCCTGTATTGTTTTGCCTGTGATAACGAGTTCGGCGCGGAAGTGTATTCCGGTGCCACGACGGAGAAACAGGCATGGGAAGTCTTTCGTCCGGCACGACTGATGTGTAAACGCACACCCATGCTGACGGAAGCGTTCGGGATTGAGGTTAACGCCTCAAACATGAACCGTCCGGAGGATGGTGCGCGGTTTGAACCGCTGATCGGTAACCCCGGTGATGGTTCATCACCCCACTGTGCCGTGGTGGATGAATATCACGAGCACGCCACAGATGCGCTTTACACCACAATGCTTACCGGGATGGGGGCGCGACGCCAGCCACTGATGTGGGCTATCACCACCGCCGGGTACAACATTGAGGGGCCGTGCTACGACAAGCGGCGGGAAGTTATCGAGATGCTCAATGGCTCGGTTCCCAACGATGAACTGTTCGGGATCATCTATACCGTTGATGAAGGTGACGACTGGACCGACCCGCAGGTGCTGGAAAAAGCCAATCCAAATATTGGCGTGTCGGTTTATCGCGAATTTTTGTTAAGTCAGCAGCAGCGTGCGAAAAATAATGCCCGTCTGGCAAACGTCTTTAAAACAAAACACCTCAATATCTGGGTGTCGGCGCGTTCGGCGTATTTCAACCTGGTGAGCTGGCAGAGCTGCGAGGATAAATCACTGACCCTTGAGCAGTTCGAGGGGCAGCCGTGCATTCTGGCCTTTGACCTGGCGCGTAAGCTGGATATGAACAGCATGGCGCGACTTTATACCCGCGAGATTGACGGTAAAACGCATTACTACAGTGTGGCCCCGCGTTTCTGGGTACCGTATGACACGGTGTATAGCGTCGAGAAAAATGAAGATCGCCGGACAGCCGAACGCTTTCAGAAATGGGTGGAAATGGGCGTCCTGACCGTTACCGATGGTGCAGAGGTGGATTATCGCTACATCCTCGAAGAGGCCAAAGCGGCGAACAAAATTAGCCCGGTCAGCGAGTCACCCATCGACCCCTTCGGGGCGACCGGGTTGTCACATGACCTTGCTGATGAAGACCTGAACCCCGTCACCATCATTCAGAACTACACCAACATGTCCGACCCGATGAAAGAGCTGGAAGCGGCAATTGAATCGGGGCGCTTTCATCATGATGGCAATCCCATCATGACCTGGTGTATCGGCAACGTGGTCGGAAAAACCATTCCGGGTAACGATGATGTGGTGAAACCCGTCAAAGAGCAGGCAGAAAACAAAATCGATGGTGCAGTTGCGCTGATTATGGCGGTTGGCAGAGCCATGCTGTACGAGAAAGAAGACACGCTGTCTGACCACATTGAGTCCTACGGGATCCGCTCGCTTTAACTGAGGTAATTATGATCATGCTGATTCTCGCGCCTCTGGTAGGTGTGCTGGGGGCGCTTTTGCTGGCGTATGGTGCCTGGCTGATTTATCCCCCGGTGGGTTTTGTTGTTGCCGGGGTGTTGTGCCTGTTCTGGTCGTGGCTGGTGGCGCGATATCTCGACCGTACACAGCAGTCTGTCGGCGGAGGTAAATAGTGTTCTTTTCGGGATTATTTCAACGAAAAAGTGACGCACCGGTGACCACGCCCGCAGAGCTGGCGGATGCTATCGGGTTGTCCTACGACACCTATACCGGAAAGCAGATCAGCAGTCAGCGGGCCATGCGACTGACGGCGGTTTTTTCCTGCGTCAGAGTGCTGGCAGAGTCGGTCGGGATGTTGCCCTGCAATCTGTATCACCTGAACGGCAGCCTTAAACAGAGAGCCACCGGCGAACGTCTGCATAAGCTGATCTCCACGCATCCCAATGGCTATATGACGCCGCAGGAGTTCTGGGAGCTGGTGGTCACCTGTCTGTGCCTGAGGGGAAACTTTTACGCCTACAAAGTGAAAGCATTTGGCGAAGTGGCTGAACTGCTGCCCGTCGATCCCGGCTGTGTGGTACCGAAGCTTAACAGTAGCTGGGAGCCGGTCTATCAGGTCACATTCCCGGACGGCTCAACGGATGTGCTGACCCAGGAGGATATCTGGCATGTGCGCACGCTGACGCTGGACGGTCTGGTGGGACTGAATCCCATCGCCTATGCCCGCGAGGCAATATCGCTGGCAGCAGCGACTGAAGAGCACGGTGCCAGACTGTTCAGCAATGGCGCGGTGACGTCCGGTGTGTTGCGTACAGAACAGACGCTGTCGGATCAGGCTTATGAGCGCCTGAAGAAAGATTTTGAGGAGCGTCACACCGGGCTTGGCAATGCTCACCGTCCGATGATCCTTGAGATGGGGCTGGACTGGAAGTCGATGGCATTGAACGCCGAGGATAGCCAGTTCCTGGAAACCCGCAAGTTTCAGCTTGAAGAAATCTGTCGTCTGTTCCGTGTGCCCTTGCACATGGTGCAGAACACCGATCGTGCCACCTTCAACAATATCGAAGAGCTGGGGCTGGGATTTATCAACTATTCACTGGTGCCGTATCTGACCCGCATCGAACAGCGGATCAACACCGGACTGGTACGAAAAAGTAAGCAGGGCGTTTATTACGCCAAATTTAACGCCGGGGCGTTACTGCGCGGGGATATGAAGTCCCGTTTTGAAGCCTACGCCACCGGGATCAACTGGGGAATTTACTCTCCCAATGACTGCCGCGACCTGGAAGATATGAATCCGCGTCCCGGTGGTGATGTCTATCTCACACCGATGAACATGACCACGAAACCCTCCGATGGCAGTAAAGCCGGTAAGCAGAAGGATAACGCCAATGCAGACGAAACAACGTCTTGATGTACCGCTGAGTCTGAAATCTGTCAGTGACTCCGGTGAGTTTGAAGGGTATGGCTCCGTCTTTGGTGTAAAGGACAGCCACGATGATGTGGTGATGTCCGGGGCATTTGCCGCTTCCCTGCGGGCGTGGAGTGACAGAAAAGCGTTACCTGCGCTGCTCTGGCAGCACCGCATGGATGAACCCATCGGTGTTTACACCGAAATGAAGGAAGACGATGTCGGGCTTTACGTCAGGGGACGGTTGCTTATTGATGATGATCCCCTCGCAAAACGCGCACATGCACACATGAAGGCCGGTTCGTTAACCGGCCTTTCTATTGGGTACGTCCTGAAAGACTGGGAATACGACCGGAGCAAAGAAGCCTTTCTGCTGAAAGAAATCGACCTCTGGGAAGTCAGCCTGGTGACGTTCCCGTCTAACGACGAGGCGCGGATCAGCGACGTCAAGAACGCACTGGCCCGCGGGGAAATCCCCGAACAGAAAAAAATCGAAAGAGTCCTGCGTGATGTCGGACTCTCCCGTACCCAGGCCAAAGCATTCATGGCCGGGGGCTATGGCGCACTGTCCCTGCGCGACGCTGAGGATGTGGGCTCTGCACTGAATGCACTGAAAAATCTGAACTTCTAATCAGGAGAAATACGATGGCGGTTGATATTAAAGATGTCGAACAGGTCGCGCAGGAGCTGCAGCAGAAGTTTGACGACTTCAAAGCAAAGAACGACAAGCGCGTGGATGCGATTGAGCAGGAAAAAGGCAAACTTGCCGGGCAGGTGGAAACCCTGAACGGGAAACTCAGCGAGCTGGAAAATCTCAAAAGCGACCTTGAAAAAGAGCTGCTTGAGCTGAAACGTCCGGCAGGTGGTGCGCAAAATAAACTGGCCACAGAGCACAAAGAGGCGTTTGTGGGCTTTCTGCGTAAAGGCCGTGAAGACGGTCTGCGCGATCTGGAGCGCAAGGCATTGCAGGTGGGCACCGATGAAGACGGTGGCTATGCCGTGCCGGAAGCACTGGATCGCAACATTCTCACCCTGCTGAAAGATGAAGTGGTGATGCGCCAGGAAGCCACGGTGATCACTGTTGGCGGTTCCGACTACAAAAAACTGGTGAATCTGGGCGGCACGGCTTCCGGATGGGTGGGCGAGACTGACGCGCGCTCCCAGACTGCCACCTCAAAACTGGGACTGATTGAACCTTTCATGGGGGAAATCTACGGTAACCCGCAGGCCACTCAGAAAATGCTGGATGATGCCTTCTTCAACGTGGAGGCCTGGATCAACAGCGAGCTGGCGACCGAATTTGCCGAACAGGAAGAAATTGCCTTTACCACCGGTGATGGCACCAAGAAGCCAAAAGGGTTCCTGGCGTATGAATCCACCGATGAAACCGATAAGGTTCGTGCGTTCGGTAAACTTCAGCATATTGTATCCGGTGAAGCGACGACGGTGACCGCAGACGCCATTATCAAACTGATTTACACGCTGCGTAAGGCACACCGCACCGGCGCGAAGTTCATGATGAACAACAACAGCCTGTTTGCCATCCGTCTGCTGAAAGACACCGAGGGTAACTATCTGTGGCGTCCGGGGCTGGAGCTGGGGCAACCGTCCTCTCTGGCGGGTTACGGTATCGCTGAAAACGAACAGATGCCGGATATCGCCGCTGATGCGAAAGCTATTGCATTTGGTAACTTCAAACGGGGTTACACCATCGTTGACCGTATCGGTACCCGCATTCTGCGTGATCCGTACACCAATAAACCGTTTGTCGGTTTTTATACCACCAAGCGCACCGGCGGCATGCTGGTCGATTCGCAGGCCATCAAACTGCTGAAGATTGCAGCGGCGTAATCACTCAGGGGCGCTGAATTGCGCCCCTGTTCTGACAGGTGAAAGAATCATGATCCTGAAACAAGATCTGAAATGGTCACCGGACGGTATGCGCGTTGAGATCATTCGTGCTGGTGAGTATGAAGATAAAGAATTACCCGAACGGGTACGTGAAATTGCCACTGCAGCAGGGATTGTTTCTGATAAGAGAACACCTGTTGCACGGGTATCTGATAAGGCTAAAAAACAGCATTCATAGAGGTAGCCCAAATGATGCCTACTCTGGAAGAGCTTCGTGTTCAGTGCCGGATTGATGATGACAATGAACAGGAGAATGCACTTCTTATGATGTATCTGGCAGCAGCCAGAGAAGAGGCTGAAAAGTTTTTAAACCGGACACTTCACGATGAAACTGTTCCTGATCAGGATACGACCGGGCTTGTAATAACACCGCTGATAAAGTTGCGTCTTATGCAACTGGTTGGCTACTGGTACGAGAACAGGGAAATGCAGGATGCTGTACCTGATTTTTTCTATACCGGACTCCGAATGTATCGGTTTCATCCCGGAACGTAGGAGGATTTCATGCAGGCAGGAAGATTACGTGATCGCGTGGTTATTCTGAATATTACGACCTCCCGTACCCCTTCCGGTCACCCGGAGGAAACCCTGAAAGAGGGGGCTACGGTATGGGCAGAGGTTAAGGGGATCAGTGGGCGGGAACGTATATCGGGCGGTGCGGAAACCGCGCAGACAACAGTAAGAGTCTGGATGCGATTTCGGCGCGATGTGACGGCCGCCTCACGTCTGAAAGTGCTGACCGGGGCATTCAAGGGAGCCATTCTGAATATCGACGGGCCGCCGATCCCGGACGCACGATCCTCCAGGCTTGAAATACTCTGCAGCCTGAAGGGGAATGTGTGATGGATTTCAGTCTTGATTTTTCCGGCCTGGCGGATATTGCACGGGATTTGGAGACGCTCAGCAGGGCAGAAAACAATAGGGTTCTGCGCGATGCCACCCGTGCCGGTGCTGAAGTTATGCGGGATGCAGTTGTTGAACGTGCGCCGGAGCGAACCGGGAAACTGAAGAAAAATGTGGTTGTTCTCACTCAGCGTTCAAAGCGTCGGGGGGAAATTATCTCGGGTGTCCACATTCGCGGACGGAACCTGCGAACCGGAAACAGTGATAACAGCATGAAAGCCAGCGATCCGCGAAACGCGTTTTACTGGCGTTTCGTGGAGCTGGGGACTATCAATATGCCTGCCCATCCGTTCATTCGCCCGGCCTTTGATATGACAGAGGAGCTGGCAGCACAGGTTGCCATGAAGCATATGAATCAGGCTATTGATGGGGTGCTGAGTAAATGAGAGAAGCCACGCTGTATGCTCTTCTGTCCAAACTGGCCGGAGGGCAGGTTTATCCTTATGTGGTCCCGCTGACGGAGGGAAAGCCTGCGGTATTTCCACCATGGCTGGTGTTTTCAGTGGTGTCTGACATCGCGTCTGATGTGCTTGATGGTCAGGCTGAATCCAGAATCACAGTGCAGATTGATATCTGGGCAACGGCTCCTGATGACGCAGATGATATCCGTGAGCAGGCGCTTGATGCGGTAAGGGAACTGGCACCCTCCGTTATTTCTAAAACTCAGGGTTATGATCCTGATTCCCGTCTGAGCAGAGCCACGCTTGAATTTCAGGTAATAGCCTGAGGTCGTTAATGATTTTACCCACCCGCCGCTGGCGGGTTTTTTATTTTCAGGAGACGAGTATGTCCTCTAATTTTGAGCGTTCGCAACTGACGAAAATTATGATTTCGTCTGCACCGGTAACAGCAGAAACCCTGGATTCTGCCAGCTATCTTGGCCTGAGCTGTACAATCAAAGAAGTGCAGTTTACCGCTGGACAAAAGCAGGATATTGATGTCACCACGCTGTGTTCTGTTGAGCAGGAAAATATTAACGGTCTTGGTGCCGCGTCAGAGATTTCCATGTCAGGCAACTTTTACCTCAATGCTGCCCAGAACGCGTTGCGCAGTGCCTATGACAATGACACCACGTATGGCTTTAAAGTTATTTTTCCGTCAGGCAACGGATTTACCTTTATGGCAGAAGTGCGTCAGCATACCTGGTCTGCAGGAACCAATGGTGTTGTGGCTGCAACGTTTTCCCTGCGTCTGAAAGGCAAACCTGTGCTGACGACAGCTTCGCTGAAAGTGAAGGTTGATTTAAAAAGCACGCTGCGGGTTGCTTCCGGAGCGAAACTTGAAATGGCGGTTGAGGCTGCGGGTGGTGTGCCGCCTTATTCTTATGTCTGGAAGAAAGGTGGTTCTCCTGTTTCCGGACAGACGGCGGCAACGTTCAGTAAGGCATCAGCATCATCCGGTGATGCGGGTGCGTATACCTGCGAGATTTCTGATTCAGCAAGCCCTGTTAACAAGGTGACCTCCACTTCCTGCACTGTTACCGTCAGTTAATGAGGATAGATGTGATGACTAAAAATATCCGCAATCTGGCACTGGCAACGATGTCGGGGTTTCGCCATAAAACTGTTGATGTGCCTGAATGGGAAGGGGCAACGGTTGTATTACGGGAACCTTCTGCAGAAGCCTGGTTGCGCTGGCAGGAGATCGTTAAAGCAAAAGATAATGAGACACCGTTATCCGTTGCGGAGCGCGCCCGCCGAAATCTGGAGGCAGATGTTGAACTGTTCATTGATGTTCTGTGTGATACCGGACTGCAACCTGTATTTTCAGAGGATGATCGTGAACAGGTGATTGCCGTGTATGGCCCGGTGCATGCGCGGCTTCTTCGGCAGTCTCTGGAACTGATCAGTGATGCCGGCGAGGTTAAAAAAAAGTAGCGCTTCCGGGGATGCGTTTTCTGATGATGCTGGCGCTCAGGATGGGGCGCACATTGTCAGAGTTACGCCGGGAAATGTCCGCATCAGAAATCATGATGTGGGCAGAATTTGACAGGTTCAGCCCGCTGGGGGACGAACGGGCTGATATCCGGGCTGCCCAGATTGTTTCGGCTGTTTACGGTGCGCAGGGGGTCAAAGTGCCACTGAATGATGCGCTTCTTCAGTGGGAGAAGGAGCAGACAGAAGGCGTATCAGATCCATTTGCCGGACTGGAAAAAGCGCTTTTAATAGTGTCTCAGTGAGTCAACATAACCGCTTCGGCGGTTTTTTTTCGTCCGGAGAATGAGTGTGGCGACATTACGTGAACTGATTATTAAAATCTCGGCAAATTCCCGGTCATTCCAGTCAGAGATCTCCCGGGCTTCGCGTATGGGGCAGGATTACTACCGTACCATGCAGAACGGAGGCCGGCAGTCCGCTGCTGCATCCCGTGAAATGCGGCGTGCACTGGCAGAAGTGACGGATCAGATAAATACAGCTAAATCTTCGGCACTGAATATGGCGGGGGCATTTGCCGGGGCTTTTGCTACCGGTCATCTTATTTCTCTCGCCGATGAGTGGAATTCAGTAAATGCCCGTCTGAAGCAGGCCTCACAGTCCAGTGATGATTTTCAGGTATCACAACGTGAATTAATGGCGATCAGCCAGAGAACGGGGACGGCGTTTTCTGATAACGCCAGCCTTTTTGCCCGTTCTGCAGCTTCCATGCGGGAGTATGGTTACAGTTCTGAGGAGGTACTGAAAGTCACCGAGGCGATCTCCACGGGCCTGAAATTATCCGGTGCCAGTACAGCAGAAGCCAGTTCGGTGATCACGCAGTTCAGTCAGGCACTGGCGCAGGGAGTGCTGCGCGGTGAAGAGTTTAACTCGGTGAATGAGAGCGGTGATCGTGTTATTCGTGCGCTGGCTGCGGGAATGGGCGTTGCCCGCAAGGATCTGAAGGCCATGGCGGATAACGGAAAACTAACCGCCGATAAGTTTGTTCCTGCACTGATTAGTCAGCTTGGGGCGTTGCGTGATGAATATGCAGCAATGCCTGATACTGTTTCATCCTCTGCAACCAAAGTTGAAAACGCCTTTATGGCCTGGGTTGGTGGTGCGAACGAGGCAAGCGGAGTGACGAAGACGCTCTCCGGGGTGCTGAATGGTCTTGCAGGCAATATTGACACCGTGGCAACCGCTGCCGGTGCTCTGGTTGCCGTCGGGGTAGCCCGATATTTTGGCAATATGGCGTCTTCTGCTGGATCTGCAACTGCCGGATTAATTACTGCAGCCAGAAACGAAGTGGCTCTTGCTGAAGCGCAACTTCGGGGGACACAGATAGCAACCGCCAGGGCGCGTGCGGCGGTTTATCGTGCGCAACAGGCGGTTGTTGCTGCTCGCGGTACCGAAAGGCAGGCCGCAGCAGAAGCGAAGCTGACAGCTGCCCAGGCGTCACTTACCCGTAATATTGCGGCCAGAACAGCGGCACAGACAACGCTGAATACTGTCACGTCAGTGGGGAGTCGTCTGTTAAGTGGTGCGCTGGGGTTGGTTGGTGGTGTGCCGGGACTCGTCATGCTGGGGGCGACGGCCTGGTACACGATGTATCAGAATCAGGAGCAGGCCAGAGAATCTGCACGCCAGTATGCCGCAACAATCGACGAAATTCGCCAGAAAACGTCGGCAATGTCGCTTCCTGAAGCGTCAGATAATGAGGAAAAGACGCGGCAGGCACTTGATGAGCAAAACAGGTTAATTGACGAGCAGAAAAGTAAGATTAAATCCTTACAGGAAAAAATTGCTGGCTATCAGTATGTGCTGGCAAACCCGGGCTGGACAACCGATAACGGTTTTATGATTAACCACATGACGTCGGTAAAAACTGTCACAGAAGGGCTTGCAGAAGCAACAAATCAACTGGCAGTTGAACAGTCCCGTCTCACACAAATGCAGGGCAAAGCGCAATCCATTCAGGATGTGCTTGCCGGGCTGGAGGAGCGACGGGTGGCGTTGATCCGTCAACAGGCCGCGGAACAAAACAAAGCGTATCAGTCCCTGTTGATCATGAATGGGCAGCATACCGAGTTTAATCGCCTTCTTGGGCTTGGTAATGAGTTACTTCAGCAGCGACAGGGGCTGGTGAATGTACCGTTACGGCTACCACAGGCAACCCTGGATGATAAACAGCAGACTGCACTGAATAACAGCGAGCGCGAACTGGCTCTGTCCCGCCTGAAGGGGGAAGCCCGTGAGCGTGCCCGACTGGGTTATGCTGCGGATGATCTCGGCTTTGTGGGAGAGGCGTATCAGACAGCCAGACAGAATTATATCAATAACTCACTGGATGCCTGGCGAAATAACCAGGCAAATAAACCCAAAGCGCATAAAAAGACCGAAGCGGAAAAAACAGAAGATATTTATAAACGGCTGATTAAACAGCAAAAAGAACAAATAGCACTGGCAGGGCAGAATACTGAACTGGCTAAGATGAAATATCAGGTCAGTCAGGGCGAATTATCAACCCTGTCAGAAGCGCAGAAAAAAACGCTTTTGCAGAATGCAGCACTCATCGACCAGAAAAAGATTCGTGAGCAGCTTGCTGCGTATGAAAGCAGCCTGGCGGACAGTAATGCCAGTACCCGGGCGTCTAACGACGCGCAGTTACTGGGATATGGTGAAGGCTCACGGATGCGTGAACGACTCCAGGAAATGTGGAGTATCCGGCATGAGTTTGAGCAGAAAAATAACGAGCTGCTGAGACAGTATCAGGCCGGAGAAATTGAAGAAGCCCTGTGGAAACAGGAGAAAGAACTGAATAAAAAATATCTGGAAGAGCGTCTCAGCGATCAGCAGGATTATTATGCAAAGGCCGATGCTTTACGTAATAACTGGAATGCAGGACTCCAGGAGGGGCTGACCAACTGGGCAGACAGTGCCACCGATTATGCTTCGCAGGCGGCAGATGCTGTCGTTTCCACTATGGACGGGCTGGTATCAAATATTTCCGATGCACTGGCCGGAAATGTTGTGGACTGGAGAAACTGGGGGAGTTCAATTCTCCAGGAAGTTTCAAAAATTCTGATGAATGCGGCCATTGTTAACGGACTGAAGTCACTCTCCGGTGCCGGAGGGTGGCTTGGTACGGTCGGCGGATGGATTTCGGGGGCGGTGGCAAACGCAAAAGGTGGTGTTTACACATCGGCAAATCTGAGTGCTTACAGTAACACTATTGTAGATACACCGACGTATTTTGCTTTTGCGAAAGGTGCCGGGTTGATGGGCGAGGCCGGGCCTGAAGCAATCATGCCACTGACACGGGCAGCGGACGGCTCTCTTGGGGTCAGGGCCATTGGAAATGTGAATGGTGGCGGTGGATTTGTTTATTCTCCCGTGTATCACATCAGCATTCAGAATCAAGGGAGCAATGGCGAGATAGATGCGCGCTCAGCCAGGGGACTGGTGGATCTGATCGACAGCAGGGTTGTGTCAATTATGCAGTCATCGCGTCGGGATGGAGGATTGTACAGTGCCTGAGCCTGAAGTTTTTAACTGGATCCCCCGTGAGGGGATGGAGACGACACGAAAGCCATCAGTTATTACGGTAAAGTTTGGTGACGGATATGAACAGCGACGGGCTGGTGGCCTGAATGCGGATCTGAAAACGTTTAAACCGGTATTTCGTGTCACAGATGAATATTCCCGTGCCGCGCTGGACAGTTTTTTATCCCGTCATGCCGGGATTCGTGCTTTTTTGTGGCGTCCGCCAAAACACAACAGGACTGTCCGGGTTGTCTGCAGGGAGTGGAGCATTTCGGATAATGCCATGTATACCGATTTTAACTGTACCTTTGAAGAGGTCACTCACTGATGCAGGATATACAGCAGGAAACACTCAATGAGTGCACTAAAACGGAGCAATCCGCGCTGGTCGTGCTCTGGGAAATTGATCTGACAGAGGTCGGCGGAGAACGTTATTTCTTCTGTAATGAGCAGAACGAAAAAGGTGAACCAGTCACCTGGCAGGGGCGGCAGTATCAGGCTTATCCCATTCAGGGAAGCGGATTTGAGATGAACGGCAAAGGAGCCAGTGCAAGGCCAACGCTTAAAGTCTCTAATCTGTACGGCATGGTCACCGGGATGGCGGAAGACTTGCAGAGTCTGGTCGGCGGAACGGTGGTCCGGCGTAAGGTTTACGCCCGTTTTCT